GTATTTGAGGGCTTGGGAGGGCTCGGCGCCTTGGGCTTGGGCTTGGGAGGGCTCGGCGCCTTGGGCTTGGGCTTGGGAGGGCTCGGCACCTTGGGCTTGGGCTTGGGAGGGCTTGGTGAGAATGGAGGCTTGTTATTCGTCAGGCGGTTTTCTACCAGTTTGATAGCCTTGACGCGCGCCTTGTTCCAAACGTTCTGTGGGTCCCATAACTTCTTCAGTTTGCCATTTGCATTCTCCTTTTCTTGTGGTCCCATTGTCTTCAGGTTAGCCTGAAAGATTTTGTTCACCAGCTTATTGAATTTTACTGTTTTGAGAATGGCTGCCGATGCCTTGACGTGAAGTTTCTTTGATTTGGAATTTTTAGGAGCTGGCCCTGCACCCCACTGCTTGAGCATCTTGATCCTAGTTTTCAGACGCTGTGGCAGATTATTCTGGCTCGCGGGTGAAAGTGCCAGAAGCTGAGAATTAGTCATCATGTTAAAGTTTACGCGTTTTACAGGGGTGGGGGTCCGGCGCCGAGGGGTGGGCGTACGGCGCCGCGGTGGAGCAGGTGCAGGTCCCTTGCCCTTGTTTTTCCGTTTCTGGATCTTGGCACGTGCCTTGGCCAACCATTTAGCAGCCACCTTGCGAGCGGCAGCGGGCGGGCTCGAGCCCTTGGGTGCCAGAATCTGAGCGATAGTCTTGAGACCTGGATAGCTGATACCATATTTCAAGCGTGAATTATGTGTGTAAGTATCGTTATCCATTCGGTATCCCTCGGGAATTGCGTCGTCCAGAAATTTAGCAGTCTGTGGGAACTTGGCAGCCTTGGGTGTCAGCCACTTACGGAACTCGTTTAGGAAAAAGTGACTGTCATAACGAATATCTGTATCAGGTCCGATGCCCCAGCTGTTTGCAAAATTTTTAGAATCTGCAAGAGGATTTGACCCAGTTTTCTTTATCCGTGAAAACCCGAAATCGGCAAGTACCATTGTAGGATAACCTAAAATGACACCGGGGGTATATGATGGCTTCACTAGGACATTTCCTAAATGCAGGTCATTGTGACGGAATTCTGGGTATTTTTTATGTATGTTGTTCAGTGCCACTAAGACCTGACGGATCATGCTCATAAGGTGAGTGTCCTTGAGACGTGCGACTGTTTTGTCAAGATATTTATAAAGTGCCCCGTTACTTATGTATTCTGATACCATGACAAATTGTTTCGAGTAATCCTTGGTTGAATTACGGTTTCCAGTAAAATTAGAGTTCTTAATAAAATTGTCACAACGGAAAAATGCATATGGTTGGGCTATATTCACATTGTTAATCTTATAAAGAGCCCTTTGGATCTGAAATTCAACGTCAGGTATTTGATTATTCCTGGAAAGTGTCTTGTCGAATGGTGACACCTTTACGACAAAAGGATCTTTACCTGACTGGTAAAAGGACCCTACGAAAAGCACACCTTGCTTGCCGGCATCAAGACGCGCTGGTCCACGCACGGCCCGACTGTTCTTTAAGTACACGAGATTAATACGGTTTGGTTGATTTTCATTTAGACCGACTGCGTTGAAGCCCACCTTGCCGTTTTTGGTTTCCAGGTGAAACATGCGTTTGAGCATGGTACAGTTAAAAGTCTTGTTTGGGCTTGGTGATTTAGGTGGAGGGCGGTACGTATTTAATAATGAAAATTTGAAGTTTGTTTTGACTGGTGATTTATAAGTTGCCTTGAGCCATCTTTTTACGGCCGGTCTTACAAATTCTACATTGCGCGGGACGTTGATTTCTTGTTTGGTGCCGTTGGGGCGGCGGCGGTAGACATATTTTCTTCCCTTTACATTGAAGAGTTGGAATTCTCCGCGATTAATCCAATCCATTTATATTACACTACATATTTTATAAGGTCCATTCGGGTATAAGTTCACTCCTCGCTCGCAGTGTCGCTGGCCGCGTCGGACTGAGGCTCCTCCTCGGAGACGGGCTCGTCTGCAGCTGCGAGAAAAGCGCAGTCTGGAAGCTTGTTGGTCGGTGCCAGCATCACCTGGTGGACGCGCACCTGCACACCCACACCGGCCGGCGTACGCCAAATCTGGTTGATCTCGATAATCGCGTTGAGGCTCTGACCGCGCTCAATGGCGTCCTGGTCAACGCTCTCACGGGACGAGTTGTAGAACTTGGTCGTGATGGAACCATCCTTGGGATTGGTAAGGAACTTCAGGTTGATGGTTGGCGCGTAGCCCTCCTTGGACGCCTTCTTCACGAGAGGCTTGTACACGTCACTCTCGAGCAGAGACGCCTTGCTCATAGTCTTACCCATCACATCTGCAGAGTGCTCCGCAATCCAAGATACCACGCGCTCGTCGAGCGCCTGGAACGCAGCCAGAACCTCGGGCTTGTCGAGGCTCAGAGGAAGCGAGTAGGTTACACGGCCGGAGCCCTCGTCAGTAAACGAGCTCAGACCAAAAGGGGCCCGCAGAGCAGGCAGCTGAAACATCAGCTTGCGACCATCAGCCGAGTTGAGGTAGACCGCCTTGCCACCCTTGGCATTCTTGCGGACATCGGAAAAGGTAACATCGGAAGCGTTGAAGGTGGAGAACATGCGAAGGTGGTTGGCCATTTGTGTCTTCTACTATACCATAGGTTCTCGTCTCTAAGCCAGGACGGGGCCCACTTTTTTCCTGCGTCATAACAAGGATGTTCCGTAGAGAGAACAAAAATCTTGGAAATCTCAGAGGGGCCGTTCAAACCTGGTTAAATTCATATGCGCGTCTAAACACGGAAGCAAAAAGAGCTAACCGTAACACGCCAATTGACCCAACTACCCTGCGTGGAAATGTAGGTCTTATCAAATCTATCCGTAAATATGTTGCCCTTAAAACTCTGGTGAACCAGATGCCAGTGGCGCCACCAATGGCACCACCAGTGGCTCCTCAATTCAACAGAACTGCCATCAATGCCCAGATCCGGCGCATTGAACAGGATCTTCGAACTATCATATTGACCCAAACTGCGGCGACAAATAAGCTCGCCCAATTGACGAGAATTCAGGCTGCCATTAATAAATTCAAGAGTGAGGTGGGCCCTATGCCCAAAAATATAACAAATAAATTCGCCGAATTTAACCGTGCTATTACAGTGGCCCGTAACAGTCTTGGCACACCCGCCGCACCTGTTCGCGTTCAACAAGCTGCTGCCAACCTCGTCAAGGTTGCTAATGATCCTACTTTAGGCGAAATTTTCAAGACGCCACAGGGTGGCTTGTTAGCACGTGGTTTCCAAGCAAACAGAACTGGTCGTATTCTTACAAACGCCTATTACAAGGTTCAGAATATTGGAGGGGGTCAGTTAAGATGGTCTGCCAATAACAAGGCTTACAATTACAACCGTGCGTCTGGAAACATCCGCCCCAAGACCGCACCGGCCCTTCCCAACAAGCCTAACCCACCTCCCCTTCCCATGAAACCTGATGAATACACTAACAGGCTTTTAGAGATGTATCCAAATAACATACTTAATTCACTGAACGTAAACAAACTTATGAGCATTAAAACACAGTTTGCAACACGGCCAAACTTCAACAGACAAAATGTAGGTAATAAAATACTAGCAATTCAGGCGGCTATAAATAGAAAAGAGCCTTGGGCCAGCCAACTTTAATTTCTTTATCAATATTAATGGCTCCCATTGATTACGCTATCCCCGCAATTGCTTTCGTCGCCCTGGCTAACCCTGCCGCTTTTAAGATCGTCCGTGGTGTGGCAGGCGGGTGGGTCGCGTCAGCCGATGGCCTCCCTACTCTTGCCGGTCTGATCCTGCACGCTATTGTTTTTGTACTGATTGTAGGGTTCATCATGAACCTGCAGTACAAGAACAAAGAGAAATATCGTATCCCGAGCTGGTGGCAGGCACCCTACGAGATTGGCGAGGGCGGGCCTAACGTCTACCACCACACGCGCTATAATTAAAAATCCTCATCGAACCTGACCCGATCACCTTCGGCAACGAGATGCTTTGAGTAATCTCCGACCCTCTTTTCAAAGAAATTCGTCTTTCCCTCCAGACTGATCGTCTCCATCCAGTCAAATGGGTTTGAAGAATTCCAGTAAGGTTTGATACCGAATTGAGTTAGCAGGCGATCTGCCACAAATTCAATGTACTGTTTCATCTGATCGGCATCCATGCCGATGAGACGACACGGAAGCGCGGCCGTAATGAACTCTTTCTCAATTTCGACTGCAGACTTTACTATATCAATTATAGTCCCATGTGATGGTTTGTCCTTGAGGTGGCTGAACAGGGTAACCGCAAATTCTTGGTGCAGACCCTCGTCCCGTGAAATAAGCTCGTTCGAAAACGACAGGCCCGGCATGAGGCCACGCTTTTTTAGCCAAAAAATAGAGCAGAAGGAGCCCGAGAAGAAAATTCCTTCCACGCAGGCAAAAGCTGCGAGACGCTGTCCAAACGACGACCCACGATTCATCCACCGGATGGCCCATTCAGCCTTTTTGGTAACAGCGGGCACAGTCTCTATAGCCCTGAAGAGCCCGTCTTTTTCGACAGGATCCCGAACCAGTTTGTCAATCATAAGAGAATACGTCTCACCATGAATACTTTCATTAAAACCCTGATATGCGTAAAATGAACGAGCCTCCGGGATCTGAACATCCTTTGTAAAATTTAGATCCAAATTTTCAAACACGATACCATCACTTGAAGCAAAGAACGCAAGTACCAACTTGATAAAATGCTGCTCCTGTGAAGTCAAGTTTTCCCAGTCTGTAAGATCCTTGGCAAGGTCAACCTCCTCGACCGTCCAAAAACTCGCCACAGCCTTCTTGTAAAGCTCCCACAAATCAGGGTACCGAATTGGAAAAGTTGTGAAACGTGCAGTGCTTGATGAAAGAATTGGATCCGTCATACTATTTATTAGTTTTAAACTTTTAAGCTACTGAACGGAAAAACAACTATAGCTTGGGCCGTTAGGATCAGGTGGGCCAGATTCAACTAGTCTAGTCATTTTCCACCAGTCGCCACCAGTTCCACGAATTCCTTTACAACGTGGATCAGATTTGCATTCAGTTACTGCACCTTCAAATGTAGTACCTGGTGGTAAATACCCGAAACCATCAACGGCGTTTGCTACACTCCAACAGTCCGTCGCACCCCCAAAAGGAGTAACACCTAGTGGTAATCCAGAAGGTGCTGGCCCTGGAGTTGGCCCTGGAGTTGGCCCTGGAGTTGGCCCTGGAGTTGGCCCTGGAGCTGGAGTTGGCCCTGGAGCTGGAGTTGGCCCTGGAGTTGGGGTCTTATCTTCTGGAGCTGGTGAAAACTTCTTGTAAAGAAAGTATCCCAAAAACCCTAGACCCACCAATACCAGTAAAATTATTAAAATAATTACTCCTTTATTTCCAGACGGCTCCGGTGTGGCAGGGGCAGGTGGTGGTGGTGCTGGACCCGATGTTGCTGGGACTATTATTACCGGGACGGATGACGCGTTTGCGGTTGTACCCTTCATTATTAATTCTCAATATAAAATAATGGACTTTACAAAACATCTTGCACTAAGAATTAAACTGCATAAAATACATGGGTCAGTCGTACAGCATGCAGCTCTACTTAAAAAAGGTCTGGAGATGAAGGGTATCCAATGTAATTTAGTCAAGGGATACTGTGTGATACCAGAAACAAAGGAAGCGTGTGCACATTACTGGGTACAAACGGTTCCAGAGGGGCTGGATCTTGACATAGGCTATGAGGTTGCTAAACTTCGATCGCCCGAACTCGAGGCTCTCCATACAATTCTACTTGACGAATTACCACCAGGTTTCGAACGTTCAGATGCTGACGCTCTTGAAATAACACGTGAAAATGAAAGATTATTTGACTTATATCACACAAATCCAAAAGCTTTCTGGAAAGAGGCTCCCTCATTCAAATTTTGAATTACTTTCGATAGTTAGAACCTTCCTAATCTTTGGATCTACACATGTCTGGACGGACTTGTATATCATATTAAAAATTGGGTTGGCATTCGTGATTACAATCTTTTCAAGTAGATTTTTATCTGGTCTGATATTCATACATAGATCGAGCATCTCACATGCCATTTTTGAATTTAATTTAGCAATTGGCACACCTTTCAGGTTAACTTCTATGACTTCTTTGAGATTTCTACTCTCAACGAATGCATCAAGTTGTGCAACGATAGGCTTGATTTTCATAAGAAGTTCCTCACTTTCTACTTTGGACTTTGGCTGTAGTTCGATGTACTTATCTCCCATGAATTCAATGTAAAGGTATCTACCCTGTGGGTAAAATCTGAGGAGTTCTGCCATTACCTTATACAAAGCCTAATCTTTTAACTAAAATGAACATGAAAATCATCATTACGAAAACCGCCAGGTACCCCCCGTATTCATTTTCTAAAAATAGGGCGTTATGATAAATAGGTATACGTGAAGGATCCAACCCTATGACCGTATACACAAGACCTACATGATTAGCCAGTCTCGTAGTCGTGAAAAATGACGCAAGGGGCATTTGTGCCAACTGAACGTCTGCCCCTCTCCAGTTTTTAGGAGTGAATTGTATCAACTTACGTGCACATTCTTGGGTAATGAGATAAGCCATAGTTCCCAGACACCTTCCTTCATCCATGTCCCTGGTCGCCCGACCTTCACTAACTGGTGATATATACTCGAGGTAGACAATTTCCCAAAACTTGGGAAAGTCAAGCTCACTAATTCGTTTCTTGAAATCGTCACATAATTCCACGTCATCTTCGAAAATGAGGGCAACCTTGTAATTTTTTTCGATCATGTCATTCCATATAGCATGATGGCTCATGAGGCATCCAAAGTCACCTGGATGTATCCCGGGTTTCAGATTTGATTTGGTAATTCCATGAGCACTGGAGTCAAAAGCCTTGATGAATTCAACTTCTAAATTAGCCCTTTTGAATTCTTCCTGCATGATGATCCGTCTTTCTGTACAGCGCTCAAGGTTGACGCAATAGGCATGATCAAATACCATTTATATACGTATCCATTTTCTTATCAAGAATTTGACGAGAATTGTCAGGATCATTAGGGCAATCATTCCACCATGTCTGTTTTCGAACCAATTCATAAAATAAAATACAATTTCCTTGTTTATTCGGTCAGGGCCAAAACCTATGTCACCCGTCCAAGGCAATTCCGCCTTTATAAGTGATTTATCTATACAGGCCCATGTATTTAATGGTAACTCTGTCAATTTTATGTCAAGGTCTATATGGATATCCATTGGATCAAATTTCACAATCTTTTCACATGCTTCTTTAGTTATAACATACCCGGCAGTACTGAGACATTTTCCAAGAGCAAAGTCTCCCTCTTCGTACCTTTCAGAAATGAAATTCATCCAGTGAAGGTAAAGTAGATCCCATTTTGATGGCTCTTTCAGGGTCTCAATTTTATTTTTAAATTCAGAATGTAATTTGACATCATCTTCCAAAATAAGGACATTTTGGTATCCTTTTGAAAGTATGTCCCGGTATACTGAAAAATGACTTTGGGTACACCCGTACATACCACTAACCCCCGCCGCCTTGGCATCAAAAGCCTTGACAAATTCAGCATCGATGTCAGCTTTTTTAAATTCAATTTCCATTTTGGCACGACGTTCGACCGATCTTTCAAGGTTAATGCAATAGATATGATCAATCTTCATCTACTCTTGGTCCCCTGAATTTATTTTGACCATAGGGCGCATAAACGAAGGTAAAAACCCCTTGAAAGTGCTAATAAGGGTACTCACGAAACCACCCCCTCCGTCAACTTCGCATTCCTGAAGTAAAATACAGTCTTTCGTGTGATTGTAGATGTTCCATATGATACGTATCATCACCATCGGGTTAATATCATATACATCAACTCCTTCTAGGTTAGCAATACATGACTGCTTGTACCCATTTGCAATGCAAATTTCCTGGATCTTGTCGATGACCGTGTAAAACTCCTCGCAGAAGGTGTCGGTGTCCTCGACAGTGTCCGGTTGTTTCTCCATAAGCTTTTTCATCACAACCTCAATACGTAAAATCTTAGCGTCCTGATCAGGGTAAAAAACAAGCCAGTCGCACATTAATACATGTACCTAAATTTTGAAATAAAATAGAGCGCGTATATAAATGCAAGAACTGGTCAAGATCCTCGGTGCCGGTTACGTGGCTATGTGGTGCTTTATATTTGCTTTTCTATTTTCAAGTGCACTCGACAAAATAATAGGTCCATACGACAAGTCAAAATCAAAGGTGCGTATCTTTTTAGAGATTACCCTTCAGTTTGCCCTGGTTGGTATAATATTGTACGTAACTCGGGGTCTTATAAAGAAAATACCCTTCCCACTTGAGGGGGTCTACGGGTACACGCATTCTTCACTTGGTGAACTTCGCAGTCTGCCCGTATTCGTTTTCATATTCATGTTCTTCCAGAAGAATTTACAGACTAAAATGAATTCTCTTTTAGAGAAGGATCATCAGTAAAAGTAGGAAGAAAAATACACCACCTCCTATCCCAAGCCACCATTTTATATTCAAATTCAAGAATTCAATTGACCAGAAATCAGTAGATGATGGTGATGGTGATGGTGTGGGTGAAGGAGTGTCGGAGATTGGACTTGGTGTCCCAAGTGTAAGTGGAGCTGGTCCCGGTGAACCCGAACTTGGAGCACCAATAGGAACTGGTGCACTGCGCGTGGTTGGCGGAGGAGTGGTAGGCGGAGGAGTGGTAGGCGGAGGAGTGGTAGGCGGAGGAGTGGTAGGCGGAGGAGTGGTAGGCGGAGGAGTGGTAGGCGGAGGGGTCGTTGGCGGAGGGGTCGTTGGCGGAGGGGTCGTTGGCGGAGGGGTCGTCTGCGGACAAATCTGGATAGGAGTATTATTAATTCTATTGAACCAGTAACAACCGGGTGCCGCTGGAGGCTGGGTTCCTCCAGTATAAGGAGGTGGAGGAGTTGTGGGTGTGGTCGAAGGGCATGTGTACGCAGGTGTAGGTGCATCTGGTAAAGTATCCCAACATACACCAGTGTGGCTACTGCATACATGGGTTAACCCGAGATCACTTCGTATAGTTGGATTGTTACATTCCGTTATACACTGCCAAGAAGTTCCCGAACCACTGCATCTCGAACCCATCGGACACGTATACTGTGTATTTCCGCATTGTACCTGATCATTAGGTACACAATATCCACCCTGACCACATCTATATCCTGTAGAAGGACAAAATTTGGAAGGATCAGATTGACATTGTTTATATCCAGATGGTACACAGTTGTCACCAACGCCACATGTATATCCTGGATTACAACTACGAGAGGTATTTGTCGAGCATTGAGATGAACCACTTGGTACACAGTAATCATCATAGCCCTTTGAAGTTCCAGATGGGCATGTGGGATCGAACCATCCCATTAATATTATAAAAGTTTTTAAATTGAAGTACTGTTCAATTTAAAAACTCTCCCAACAGGTCTCGAACCTGTGACCTTGAGGTTAACAGCCTCACGCTCTACCGACTGAGCTATAGGAGAAGATTCCAGGGAGATTCGAACTCCCATTACAGGCTTCAGAGACCTGTGTCCTGACCATTAGACGATGGAACCACGGGAACCGACGGTTCCCGGTCGGGGCGGAGCCCCTCCCTGCCTCTGTTGAGTTTTGATCTCAATACCTCTCGCTTACTAAACGAGTGCTCTACCAATTGAGCTACAGAGGCGTCTGCGCACACGGGGAATTGAACCCCGCCTTGAACCTTGGAAGGGTTCTGTACTAACCACTATACTATGTACGCGTAAAATAATATTTCATCTATATTAAATGGCAGACCCATCCAAATGCATCGATAGATGTGGGCAGACGAGCTTGTTACCGTTTATATCAGGTTGTATAATAACTGGTTCATTATTGTACTATAAAAAAATTAATATATTTCTGACCCCTTTTGTTTTTATTATAGTATGGTGTCTTACATGGCTGTTAAAACAAACTATACAAGAAAAATTATATGGCCCAAGTTGTCCATGTAGATTTTTCTGACCTGCCGGAATCGAACCAGCGACCTAAAGATAAATTTCAAACGACTACAGTCTTTCGCTCTACCAATTGAGCTAAGGTCAGATGGAACAAGTGTTCCGATATTACTTTATTAATTAATTACACGAGAATAACGCACCTTTACGACCCTGGTGGGGGTCGAACCCACAATCTCAAGATTAGAAGTCTTACGCATTATCCGATTATGCTACAGGGCCATATGCTCTAGACGAGATTCGAACTCGTGACTCCGGGCTCATAAGACCCATACTCTGACCAAACTGAGTTACTAGAGCGGATAGTAGCGGCGGGATTCGAACCCGCGAAACTCATAGGTATTGCATCTTAAGTGCAACGGATTTGACCACTCTCCTACGCTACTTCAGTTTAGCGTATATATCTTTCGAGGACATTTCACCGCCGTCCTGCAACCTGGGCAATTTTGGGAGTTAGTACGGTACCAGCACGTTTCACACATCATATGACCACACGGGTCCAAAAACAACTCTACGTATCTTTCCATGCATACAAAGCATTGAAACTTGGCGTAACTCGATGCATTTGTGTTCACGAGCACCTTCTCGACTGCAAGTACCTTACCTTCCAACGCTGCTATATTCTGCTTGATTGCCGGGATGTTCTGTTCACTCTCGAAGCTGTCTACCATTTCAGCCATCTTCGCCTTTAAGTCGGTACTTCCCTCCATAGTTGTCTGCATTTTCTTCAAAGTTTCAATTTGACGAATTTTCTGGTTTAGCTCAGAATACATAGACGTCAATTGATTTTTCATACGTACATATTCTTTCTTTTTCGACCCAAGGAGCTCTTCAAAAGCTTTCCAGTCGTCCGAAAGTTCAACTTCATCTGGGGTTATAACCGGGCGGTCACGAAGAGCCTCCATAAGATAAGCATCCATGAGAAAGGAGAAATTCATATTACTAGAACCAATTAAAATATCCTTAATTAACATATGGCACTGGTGTGCGAATATTGTAAATGTCCTGAATCATCTAGACGGATAGATCCAGGTTGTCCTCCACAAAATATGGCATGTATAGGCTGCCCTCCAGAAACTATTGATGCTGGTATTTTATCTATTTTAAATTCAAAATTACCAGGGTGCGAAGCTAATCATGATTATGCTGAATACGTGTCAGTAACAGGTGTGAATAAAAGCGTGCCTTTAGGAACTCCATGCCCTGATAATTATCTCCCTATTCCTGACAGTAACAGATTGGCATTCAACAATACATACAAAATGTGTGGACTGATTTCGGCCAATCCCCCTCCACCACAAAATAATCTTGTGAGTAGAATGCAAGCATGTATGAATGCATCCGCTCCGGGGCCGGCTCCGACTTCAAATTTAGTTTGCGAATATTGCAAATGCCCCGAGGGATCTGGACGTATAGATCCAGGATGTGGCCCAAACAATATGATGTGTGCAGGCTGTCCTCAAGAAATTGACTGGTTTCCTATAATACTGGTAATTCTTATCGTCCTGGTACTTATTGGACTAGGGATTTACCTAACTTCTGCACCCCCAAAAGCTGCAATTAAAAATATAACCAAATAATAAATGTCGTCACCAGTAAAGGAACTTCAGGACGGTATTGTGCTTGTCGTGTCAGCATTCCTGCTCATTGCAGGCGTCCAGATCTTTTTGAACAAGGACGAGCAGACCAAGCCAGTCTCTATTTCCAAGGCATTGACACTGATGCTCTTCGGCCTCTTCCTGTTTGGGCTCTGGTATTCTGTCATGCGTGTACCGGCTACCGGCGGCGCCGCCGGATACAGGCCAAACAACATGTTTCGGTCGAACTATCGGACGGGAGGATATATTTAACTAAATTATGGTCGAGCATGACCTCTAGATCAGGCATGTCGAATTCTTCAGCGCATTTAATCAGTACAGACGTGACAAACTTATCAAAATTCTCAACCTCGATATCATTCGCTATAGTCTTAACCTCTTTCACAATGTCACATGGATTATCTAATTTCAATTTACGAATTGAATTCATTACAAAATCCATTTGACGTTTTTCTATAATCAGGGCAACAACGGATAGACCTAATATAATATTTGATCTCCCAAGTTGTTCCATGACCCATTTAGTCAGGTTGGCACCTTTAATATCACTCGGCGGATTGAGCTGTTCGGCAATCTCCTCAGGAGTGCTCATTTATTTTAGCACCTATTATTAAATGTCGGCTATGGACTTTAACTGGGCTTCCAAAATTCTAGGGGCCCTGCTTACACTTACCCTTTTTACTCTGTCAGTGACCAGCATGGTTGACGCGGGGTCAAAGAAGCCACAGGATACTTCCCAGTTTATCTTCGCAACCATTTTCCTGTTCATGGCCATCTTCATGGCTATTAAAACGAAGGACGCATTTATGTAAAAGATGAAGCATCTCATCGGTCTACTCAACGACTGCGAGATTAAAACAATTCAGAAACTCGATGAATACATGACGCGTGTGGCTAAAGTATGTGAATTCACAGTCGTGTCACAGGCGTTTCATCAGTTCGAACCCTTCGGGGCCACCGGTGTCCTAGTACTTGCCGAAAGTCATTTTTCGGCTCACACGTATCCAGAACACCGTAAAGTATATTTGGACGTTTTCTGCTGCTCAGCTGAATTCGATCCTAAAATTTGTGCCAAGACTATCGAGGCTGTTTTTGGGGGAAATCTAGATTGGCAAGTTGTAATTCGTTAATTCATTTTATGTCGAATATTTTCGAGTGTATCATATACACGACACACTTGTACATATGTAAGTACAGAATTAACAAGCATCACATTGCGAATCATATCTTCGATAACATTCATTTCTATAGTTTCAGTCCCAGAAGTCTCTAAGTTGACACTTTTGGGGCCGAAGCCCGAAAACTGAGTTTTCGCAGCTGGTGCCCGGTATTTTTGGCGAATGCCGAAGCATTCATTTTTTTAATTTTTAGACTAGGTTTCTAGTTGGAGAAGGCAAGGCCACCCATGCCAGACTGGATGCGCAGGATGTTGTAGTTCACTGCGAACATCTTCTGCAGGGAGTAGTTGGCCTGCACGGCAGATCCGCCGGTCTTCAGTGCTACTGACACCTGAGCGTTGTCAATGCGAGAGAAGTTGCAGGTGCCGGTTGGCTGGTGCTCCTCTGGCTGCAGAGCGAAGGAGTACACGTAGATGCCTGGGTATGGCACGCCGGTGTGGTACACCAGTGGCTGGTACTGGTTGAAGTACTTGCCCAGCTGCTCCTTGAAGCGGTCCTGGCCGTTGAGCACCAGCTTGAACTGGTGCAGGGGGCCGACCTCGGTGGTGCCCTGGGTGCGGTCGCCCTCCTCCACCCAGTAGCTGGCGAAGCTTGCGGCGGTGGCATTGGCCAGCAGACGTGGGGCGCCCACGGTGTGGGGCAGGTACTGCAGGGAGCCGACTGCGGCGTTGGCCAGGGGGTTCAGGGTCACCTGGCAGTTGGAAGTGGTGGTGGTGAAGTTCCACATGGAGTTCAGGTTGGCGGTGGTGGTGGTGTTGGGGTTGGTGTAGCACCAGATCAGCTCCTTCACTGGGTGGTTGAATGACAGGCGCACCAGGGATGGGCCAGTCTCGGATGAGTTGGTGATGCTGTCACCGCCGGTGTGCTGCACCTGCTCGATCAGGTACTCGTGGCCCTTCTGGGCGAAGCGGCGGCGCTCCTCAGTGTCCAGGTACACGTAGTTGGCCCACACCTCCACGGCGTTGGTGCCGAAGTAGTTCTGGTAGTATGGGGTCAGGTCGAAGTCCATGCGGACCTCGTGGTACTGCAGGGCAATCAGGGGCAGGTACAGGCCTGGGTTGCGGTTGAAGAAGAACAGCAGGGGCAGGTACACGCGGGTGGCGGAGGTGGTGGCGGCGATGCTGCCGGCTGAGGTCAGCTTGCCATAGTTGATCTTGTCGCTCTCGCCCAGGAAGGTCTCGGCGTACAGACGGAACCAGGTCTGGTAGTGCTTGTCAATGCGCTGGCCACCAATGGTCAGCTCAACAGCGGCAATGGCACGCTCAGCCAGCCAGTTGTTGTCGTACAGAGACACACCGGAGGTCAGGTTGGCGGTTGCCAGAGTTGCTGGGGTCAGGGCAACGTACATGTTGCCGACCAGATCGCCGTTGCGGGCAATGGTCACGGACACGCGGCCGCTGTTCGCGGCGGTGCCGTTCACGGTCTGCTGGATGTTCTCCATCGCGAAGTTGGTGTGGCGCTTGTACACCGCCTGGAAGAAGGTAACCTTGGGCTGCCCAGTCAGGTACACATCCTGAGCGCCATAAGCAACGAGCTGCATAAGTCCACCGGCCATTTTACTATACCCCAAGAAAAAAAATCAGACCTCACAGACCGCGTTGCCCCTGGTGGTCGATTTTCTTCATCAAATGTAAATGTCCCGTGTGAACCGCCAGCCAGTACAGCACCCCGAGCCTGAGGAAGTCGATATGGACGAGGAGGATCTCGACGAGGAGGATGACGAGGGAGGTATCGATATGTTCGAGGCCCTTGGTACCCTGCTCGCCACCGAGGATGGCGAGTCACTGGCCACTGTCCTGGCTGGTGTCAAGTCGGCCACTGAGCGGATCGCCCTCCAGCTCGAGATGCAGAACAAAATCCTGGTGAAAATCCTAACCTCAATTAACTCTAAACAGTGCCAGTGCCCATCGGCGGCTCCAACGGCTTAAAAATTTCTAACTATAGTTTACTAATGACAACAACAATCGAGAAGAATATCACACCCGAACACGCCGAACAGATACAGATTGCCAATAACAATCAAGCCATTTGTCAATGGACCCAAGATGAACTTCTCAATTACATTGACGAATGTGAGCGCGAAATCCGTCTGGACATTGTCGGAAATACTGAGGTTCCGGCAGCTGCCTGGATGTATATTCTATTTCCTAATAATCAGGAACGGGACGCACAGGACTTTCCTGTAAATTACGATCCCGACCAAATCCAGAAACGCAAAGATCGTTTCATTACCGCCTGCCGTGAGATGCTCGCGCGATGCTCCATAACCGGGGATCCGAAGATGCCATCTCGAGATATTAACGGCCGTGAAACGACTGTTCAGAGGCGTATCAAGCGTCTCATTAAGTTTCGGCAAAATATGTACAACCAATACAAACTCTGGGAAGATACCTACTGCATGATCAACAATCCTTCACACGCCAACTCTGTTGACACGTGGCTGGAGGATGATGAGAAAAACACACCTTATCAGAAATTGCTTTTGTTCCTACTCAATGAAGCCTACCGCAATGGTTACCGGCGCTATCGTGAACATTGTTGTACTGAAATTATCAGCAACGGTCACCACACGCGCGCTTGGAAGCCTGTCAAGGAGATCAAAGACTTTGTATATGATGCCACCCAAAAAGAGGACCAGCCCGAGATGTGGAAAAACCTTACATCCAAAGGCGGCTGTGTAGCTGACGTGATCCGTCACATGACAAACTGCCGTGACCACCAGTTTCCTGAAATTTACAAAAATCGCCACGTATGGTCGTTTCAGAACGGCCTCCTCGTTGGCAAGAATTGGTCCGAAGAGAAACAGGCCTACACAATTAAGTTTTACGATTACAAGAGTGAAGAATTCGCTAACCTGGATAATACCATCGTAAGTTCAAAGTATTTCGAGCAGACTTTTGACCCGTTCGATGATATCGAGGACTGGTACAACATTCCAACGCCGTACATGCAAAAGGTTCTGGACTATCAGAATTTCTCAGTTGACGTGTGTCGCTGGATGTATGTATTCTGTGGCCGTCTGTGCTTTGATGTAAATGATCTGGATGGTTGGCAGGTGATCCCCTTCCTCAAGGGTATTGCTCGAAGCGGCAAATCTACTATTATTACAAAGGTCTGTAAGAAGTTCTACGAGACAGAGGACGTCAAGACGCTGTCCAACAATATCGAAAAGAAGTTTGGTCTAGATTCCATCCACGAAGGTTTCATGTTCATTAGTCCTGAGGTCAAGGGGGATCTGCAACTTGAGCAGGCCGAGTTTCAGTCACTGGTGTCTGGTGAGGACCTGAGCATTGCGCGCAAGTTCAAGAGTGCCAAGAGCCTTCAGTGGAAGACGCCAGGAATTCTTGCAGGTAATGAGGTTCCAAACTGGAAGGACAACTCTGGGTCGGTGCTTCGGCGTCTTGCCACCTGGAATTTTGCAAAGCAGGTCGCGGATGCAGATCCTCACCTTGATACTAAACTTGACAAGGAAATTCCTGCAATTCTTTGCAAGTGTGTGCGGGCATATCTTGAGTACGCGCGGCTCTACTCTGACAAGGACATCTGGAACGTGTTGCCAGCGTACTTCAAGCAGGTGCAGAGCCAGGTGGCGATGGTCACCAACTCTCTGCAGCATTTCTTGGCGTCAGAGAAGCTCAAGTTCGGTCCAGACTTTTGCTGCCCTCAGAAGCTATTCATCGCGGCATTCAATACACACTGCACAGAAAACAACCTCGGTCGGTTCAAGTTCAACCAGGACTTTTACGCAGGCCCATTCAGCTCCAAGGAGCTTTCAGTCAGGACAGAGACGCGGACCTACAACAACCAGGCTTACGCGGCCCAGCCATTTATTTTCGGTTGCGATCTGGTCACGGACGTTCCTCAATTCAACGAGGCCTACTAAATTTCTTATATGCTAATAATATGAGCGCTGAAGCGCGGAATAAGGCGGCGCGGACCATTCAGGCCGCGTTGCGAAAAATCAGTGGCGGACTTTATACAAATTCCGCCAATGGTTTCAAGCTCTCAAAGCCTCGGGTCTACCTGAGCAGTGTTAAAATGTCCATAGGAATTCTAGATTTGGAAGGTCTTGAGAAACTCGCTGACGGTCGGTCATTTTTTGTAACTCAACTAGACGGACTAACAGCCATCAGAAGTAAGCCGGTCTATAGATGGGTCTATAAAACAGGACCTACCGGTGACTTTTCTAGAGCGACTATTCTGAGACTGTCTATTATCTTCAAAGATCCTGAAGCTACCGCAAATGTTCTAATATTTAAGAATGGTCAGATAGTTATCAATACTACGGGCCCATGGGAGCGCGTCGCGCGCATCCTGGCACAGGAGTACCTTCCCGGAAAGATCACGAAAATGATGGATACGGCCGTCGTCAATGCCAATTCAAGCATATTCTATTGCAACCGTCACATTGACACGATGGAATTGTTTTATCAAATTGAAGCTTTAATTCCTTCATCTATAGCGACCCTCACATCTCTTGATCCTGTGCAGTATATGGGCAGTACTAAACTTCCGAAAAATTGGCTCATAAATCCGCAACGACCATTTGAAGACCCCCGTGCATCACAGGGGTTCAAACGTGGGTTTTCAGTGACTATGAAGAACCCTAATGTTTCTCTTTTCATTTTTTCAAACGGTACGATAACTGCGTCATGCCTTGATCCAACCGATGGCCCTAAAGCGTTCAAGACCATAATGTCATACATGAATAAAGAGGTTATATTAGGCGCCAACAGGCTTGTGGCTGGAGGGAATAAAAAGAAGGCCAAACTTCTTGCCGTTACAAATGCGCGTTACGAGCGGGCACCGGGATGGAACGCGACAAAGAATGGCTTTTATGTTCGCCCGGGACCCAATGGCTTCCCACGTTTTTATCCACTTGTTGCCAACAAGTCCCTTGTGCGTGCCAAGACGATCCGGGCATTTCTGAACTCCAAGATACCAATACCTGCATCAACTAGAACTATGCTTAATATAACTCAAGAACACATCAACGCCGTAGCAAATTCAGAAAACGCACACAACCACCCAAAGAATTTCTCCAATCAGAGCCGTGCAGGATACTACGTACGGCCAGACAAACAGGGGCGACCAAGATGGTACAAAATTCCAAAGGGAATTGCAAATGGTAAGAAAACTGCCCTGGCAGCGTACGCCAAGGCAAGTGTGCCTGTCCCTGAGCATATCAAAACCCTATTTAAGATAGGAAATGGGAATAAGGCGGCCGTCACGACTAACCACGTCATCAACCTTGGAAAGAACAAGTCTTTACGTATAAACGGTAAGCAAATAGAGAGATTTAACAAAGATGCCCTTCTTACTATTGCAGCAAATCTTAACTTACCAGCGGTCAGCAATAAAATGACAATTGAACAAATACGTGCAGAGATCCAGAGTAAATACGCACCAAAGGCTCGGCCAGTTAATGTTGTGCTGAACAATGTAGGTCATACTTTACTAGCAAATGGGACGGTCCGGCGCAACTACAAAAACAAGCCTTCACGTACTCGCCAGTTTTCTACTCTCAAGGTGGCCGAACAAAATGCGATAGCTCGGGCTCTGTTAAACTCAAATAGTTATGAAAAATATAAGCAAATTCTGACCAAAGATCGTTTCAGTTTCTTATTGGGATACAGAAACGCCAAGGCGGCGAACGAGGCTGCCAAGCGTGCGGTCCGGCCGCCACCTCCAAATGCTCCATCTCCCGAATCACCCTTCAATTACAGAAACGAATTGAATTTCGAATATGCTGTACGACTGTCGAATAATCTGAAAAATCTGTACAGAAATGAAAATACTAAGGAGTTCATAAATAGACTGTACGCCCAACTTGCTTTCGGTTCTCATGGTAAATTCCTAAAGGCAAATGTGAATAAAGAATATAAGAAGTTTGTGGCCGAAATCAAATTTTTGCGAGGAAATATGCCACTCAAGGCTGCGTACCGTTCACGAATTCAAGTTCCAAATTGGGTCCCTGCAAATAAAGCAAATGCATTCCGTAATGTTCTTGTGAACCTCGCTGTCATGCAGAAGAATGGTGAGTGGGTCTATAGATCAGCCGATGATATCAAACGAGGAATAAATGCATGGATCCGTACACAGCTACCACAGAGCCCCGCCCGGGCGGCACGAGTAGTTGAGAATGTCATCACAGGTGAACGCAAGACGATACCCGCTTATGAGCCCAAGCCCCGCTCAAATGTAAAGATACCTACACCACCAATGACAAAAGCGGCACCCAAGCCTAAGCCTAAGCCCAAGCCCAAGACTACTACCATAAAGTACACAATTCCAAACCGCCCAGAATTACAGAATTTAAGAAATGCTCTAGTGAATGTAGGTCTTTATAAGAATACATACTCATGGAAGGAGCTTGTGGAGGCTGGCGTGAACAAGAAGTTCAAGTCAGCCTGGGACAGATATGTCAAAAAGAATTAATTACAGGCACGGCATGACGCAGAAGATTTTGTAAAGTAGATTGAATGTCGTGTCTCGATCAGTGAGCTTGCTCGGATCGATAATCTCGAGCTCGACCTGATAGGTCGTGTCGTCGTCCGCATCGGGGTCATCAGGGTTTCCGATCATCTTAGTGACGTCGATCGTAAGGTTCTTCCGAACAAAAGACCAGCGTTCCTTGGTCTTCTGCTCGGTTGCAGTTTCGTCCTCATATTCGAAGGGTAGTTCGGTTGAGATACCCAAGCGAACATCGAAAGGATGACCGTCGAGTTCAAAGTCATCAACCTGAACACGCTTCTTGATGACAGACTGGCGCTCATCAGTCTCTTCATTAATCTGAAGACGCTTTCCGTCTCCAAAATAGTACACGTCCCACTTTGAGTGCGACTTGCTCTCCCAGCCATCATACTTTTCAAGTGCCTTCAGTAGCTTCACGAAGCTCTCTTTTCCAATATTGGTGTCAAAACCATTTGTAGAAGGCCGGCCGAACCGGATCTCCATTTCGACCCCCTTCTTGGCCTTGTACTTGGCCAGGATAGGATCCCACTTGTGGTAAAGTTCACGTTCCATTTTTGCTCTTAAACAATAGGAGCGTGTTGTCCTTAAGTGAACATGAGAGGCCTCTTGAACCTTGGAAACACATGCTACTTCAACACGGCCATCCAATGTCTTGCACACGTCCCCCCACTTTCAAAACATTTATTTGCCGAAAAATACGAAGGACCTTGTGAGGTCACTCGAGAATACCAGACCATTGTGCAGTCTCTGTTTCTGTCAAATAAGACGGACCCAGTAGACCCTGGCCGACTTCTTTCAGCATTTAGGAACAGGTTCCCATCATTCAATAATAACGGTCAGCATGACGCCCAAGAGGTCATAGTCTGTCTGATTGACATATTTGAAAACTCAATTGGAAAGGAATTTATTCAGGGAATTTTTAACGGGAAGGACGTCCAGGAGACTGTTTTTCCAGGTGGTAAATCTCAAAAGGAAAATAGTTTCACGACTGTTATCCTCGAACCGACCGAACCAACTTCACTTACTAATTTGATTTCTAAATTGCAAAAGCATGAAGGAATATCTGGATATACGGATGACACGGGTAAGACCCACCACGTGGCGGCCGTCGGTCGAAAGATCACACAGTGGCCACGTGTGATAGGTTTTACTTTTTCGATGTATGATCGGAAATTTCCGATTGAAATTCCTGAAGAATTTGAAGGCCGAAAATTATTTGCGGCTGTTATTCATCAGGGAATTCAATGGGGTGGACATTATGCTCTTATAGTGAGACGGTACGAGAAATGGTACCTAAAAGATGACGACACTATCACTGAGCTTAAGGAGCCTCCACGTTGTGGGCCGTTCTATATGGCGTGGTACAGGTCTTAATGACGGGCACGCTTGCGGTTTCCACCGGGTGACCGGCGGATGGTTGGGCTGCGCCGGCGCTTGCGTGGATTGTTCCAGTTCATTGCGTTGGGTACATTGACCTGCAGGTTCGCCAGCAAGAGTGCCAGACGATTAATTGCGGCCGGAGTAACTGCACGATTATTACGCACAAGGCGGGCTGGGGCCGATGAGGCGCGGCGAAGTGGGCTAGGCATTTAATATTAAACTACATTAAAAAATTCCTCAAGTTTGATAGCCTCGCGCAAGTTGACGCACGTTCTGAAATATGTGCGTCTGTTGTTAGGATGAGACTTGTCCGTCCTGACTTTCACAAGGTACCAGCCGTTATCTCCATAACCGCACTCAACTATTGTCTTATCCGGAAGTTCCCATGGCGTGTACAATTCGACCTCTTGAAAAAGCTCGCCACGGTCTTGGACAAATAGATCCTTCTTATTCCTGATCTGAAAATCAACCGTGATACGATCACGAGGTTTCCATTTGAACATGGTTTCGTGAGTACCTATCCGGATGGGCTCGTTGATGGGTGTCATGACGATACCGTCAGTCTCGTAATCAAATTGGTCGAGGGGCTTGAGATCTCTGATGTTTTCAAGCGGTATCATAGTCTTGACGCGCATTTCCCACTTGTCTTTGACCGTCTTAATAACCGACCTGACTGCCTGGGCCGCCTTCTCGAGACGTACCGTCAGTGGTTCGGCCCTAAGATCAACCCCCTTGACACGCACAGCGTCATACACGGAAAAAACCCACCTTCCATTCTTCAACTGGACAAATTCTCCATCAAGAATTGTGTCCTTCGGGAAGGTGGGGATCGTCCGAGTTTCTTGAATATCGAAATTACGATTGATAAGATAGACTTCCTTGGATCCGGGAGGACACAAAAGCATATGCCTCACCCCGTCGGTCTTTTCACATACGAGGTAAGGTTGTTTTTTTAGTAAAGGGAAATGTCTCCGTTCTATAGAAATAGGCTGAGGCCCTGGGAACCGGGAAGGGTCGAAACCATCCGTATTCCAGGACTTTTTCACAAAAGCCTTTAGGTCTTCCATTTTGCTTATTTAATTTGCGCGTGTTCCTTTTAAGCGTTCAGCTTAATCCCTCCCATCTCCAAGATGTTACCAAAACATTCGTGCACGTAATGACAAACTACATCAGATGTTGTGAAGGCTGCCACCTTAATCCCATTATTAATAAGTGTCCTGAACATATCCTCGTCGTCATGCATTGGCAGGTTGATTGGAACCTTACCTTGACGAAGTTTCTTATCGACAGGCTTGGCGTCCATTGCCCATACACGTGCACTCGTTTTTGTCACCTCGTAGATGTCGTCGACAATCTTCTTACTGACTTCGGTATCAAAATGCAGACCACGCTGGTGGATGGGCTCGGTGGATCCCTCACGGGTCCGTTTAATAAAACGGTCCCAGTCAATCCCTTCCTTTACTGCCGGGAAGACGAGGATTTGAACACCTTTATCAAAAGGTTCAATAGCCTTGATAATGGACGGTTCATCGATATTAGTTGAGTAATCAAGCCATAGAATTCTCTCTCCGGTCTTGATAATTTTCGGCAAGCTAGACTTGTCCGTTACGAAATGAACTTCTACATGATAACCACGGATCATACACTGCATATGCGTATTCATCATAGTGTGGAGGGTTGTACCTGCGATGGCCTTGTTTCTTGTGACAGCCACTATATGCACAACCGTCATTAACAATTTATTTGGCTAAATCTTTAAGACGCTCACTAAGTTTACCCTGAAAGCGAATATTTCCCACGTGACCTAGAACCGTCATGACATCGGCATAAATCTTCCCGCCCATCATCTGCCAGCGACGGCAGAATGCATAGTCCTCTGAAAGGTACCGGCGGCTCTCTGGGTCGATCATACAATCAAACACTGCACAGTACTCTTCGATGTCACGGTTAGCATGATCATTCACACAGTTGAGCTCGGGGTACTTGGCAAACATCTTAGTGAACACGTCACGTTTAATGAGCATAAACCCTGTAGGGCCGTCGAGCACCTCTGCAAACCCATCGATGATTTGTGTATTTTGATACTTGAAATTCATGACCAGGGATGAAGCGGCCCGGCTAAGATCCTTCTTCTCGTCATTCTTGACGGCAGCCTCTGCCTGATCGAACATTACACACTTCTTAGGATAGACTGCAACGGACACGTCATGACCCGACTTGATAAGTCGGATAACGGATTCCGGGTCGAAATGAATGTCCGCATCGATGAACATGAAATAGTCCGCCTTAGTTTTCTGATAAAAACGCGACACGGCTACATTGCGCGCGCGGTGGACAAGCGATTCATTCTCAGTAGTATCGAGCATCATCATAATTCCGTTAGCAACGCAAACACGCTGGAGACGCATAAGGGATTCGGCATAAGCCTGGAGACAAAGACCGCCGTAACACGGTGTACTGATGAATAACGTTGTGTTCATTATTAAACTCAGGAACTTTCCTGTTTAAGTATCGCAGATCGAACAATATTCTCAATTTTATTGAGAGTAGGTCCGGACACGTCGCATATCTTGCAAATTTCTGGCTTGGTGATCTTGTAGTTGAGACTTGTCAAAACGACATACATAACGGCGCACGCGATAGCCTTGGGTGTCCGCCCCATCAGGTCGACGTTGTCTTTCAACGCCACGCAAGTATTCTTGATCTTCATTCTGACCCTGCCGCATTCGGCTTCCGGAACGCACTGAACCTGTGTGAAAAACCGTGGGATAAGATCGGCTGGGGTGGTGACGTGCACCGCCGTCTCCGGGATCTGCTCCTGGAAAATATCAAATGTGCGACTAAGATCGCGCTGAGGAATTCCAAACGCATCGGCAATCTCCTGTGTAGTACGTGAGATATTATGCTCTCTGCACGCCTGAAAGATGCAGTTAGCCTTGATGCCGTTGCGGACGGCTCCACGCGTCAGCACATTCTGGTTAAATTTGCGATACTTAATCTTGACCTCATACATAACGGCCGGAGGCAGCCCCAGGACGGTAAGTCCTATTCTGTCGAGATCTGCGTATGCATGGAAGAGGCTGCGATCTCTATGGTTCATAGAGTTGTTCCGGTCTATCCGCGCAAGACGCTTCTGAGCACCTGATCCACCTGCCTGAACTTTCATAATTGTGCCGGAATTCCAGGCGGCCGAAAAGTGATCAAGGTTGGTGGGGGCCCCAACGCGTGACGGGTCCGGACCGTCTTCAGCTCCGCCCGTCCACTCGGGCTCATCAGAGATATAGTGCTCGTCTACACGCCCGCACTCTTCACAAATCGGAAAGCTGTACAGTGTGCCGCCCGGCAAATTCTCGATGTTGAAAGCTTTGCGACCGCCACAAACGCAGAAAAATTCAGCGTACGGGTCATGAGGCTCCTCGACCGCTGAATTTCGCAAACTGTCGCAGACCTCCCATATGCGGTCAAGGTCCATTTGAGTTAGTTTGATCGTAGGGTGCGCCAGGGAGCCGGGCAAAAAACCTACTTTTCTAGTAATGGCGACGCCCGCAGTTCCACCTGTTGTCGATCATGTCCAGAGAACTAAGATCCACGAGGCCGTACAGAGCAGCCCTTTTAACATTTTTAATATTATCGCAATTGTTGTAATTGTTATACTCGGTTTTTATTTGTACAAGCGTTTCACCGCCAAGAAACCTCGGTTCAATTTCCCAGCCGCCCCACCCGCCCCTCAGATGAAGACAGCTCCGGCTCCTATTATTGAGGAAGAGGAGGAAGAGACCCCAGCCGAGCCTGCTACCGAGCCTTCAAAGGAGGATTGAATCAATAACGTCCCACTTGAGGCAACTGGTCGCATCTAGGTACAGGTCCCGCTTCATCAGTTTTTTGAGTGTCTTTTCAGGCAGCTTTGTGTAATTACCATAAATTTGGCGAAAACGCTTCATATACATATCAAAATTATTAACGTGATCTTTGATCTCTTCGTACTTCCCCCAGACCCCATCCGTGTTCAGCTGATGAATGAGCACGTATGAGTTTTCGGTCATGTGCCGACTATAGCCACCTAGTAGCAAAAATGTAGCTGCACTAGCACAGCAGCCATCTGCAACAGTACGGACCTTGACCCGTTTCATAGACTGGATGGCGTCCATTCCACTCCATCCGGCGAAAATGTCCCCACCGTCACTTCGAATGAAGAGCCGAATAACAGGCTTTGAAGTAATGTTAAGTTCGAGATATTTCTTCAGAAGATCGAGTTCTAGGGCACGAAGCTTCATGATGAGCTCACGGACCGTGAGTTCATTGACCTCACAGTAAAAGTAAACATCAGAGCCCTGAACTTTCACGTATTCTTCTTCGGCTTCTCCACAGTTGCACTCGCAGCCAGACATTTCTTTAGTGAACTAAGGGTCCTTGCTTTTATCTTACGCGTCGAAAGATGGTTCATGACGTCAAGATCTTGTGGCTCTATGCCATAAGCCTTGAGCATCTCGACATTCTCAACCTCTGCATAACTTTTCAACAGGATAATGTCATCAAGCGACAGTTCACGCCAGGGTTGGCGTTTCGCCATTGCAGCTATGCGTTTGGCTCTCATACACATGTTTTGATGCTTCGTCCAGACACTTCCAGGTCTTAATTTAGATGTGTCAATTGTGTGACCTATTTCATAGGCTGGATAAATACATCCAAAAAGACTGTAGTAAGCCAACATCCCCCATTGACCCTCGTACAATTTTACATCGAAAATATCAGCCACACTTATCAGTTCGGACACCTTTGCATAATCGACCTCTCTGGAATCAATGTAATTTTCCTGAATGATGGCCACTATATTTCCAGGTTCTGACAGGTGATGCCCGATATAGTCAGCAGGATTATGCTTAGTATTTTTAGAAATCAATTTGGCAAGGAAATCTCGAGGAGTTTCAAAAGCATCTTTTGCATCAGACTTGAAATTCATACCCTGGATGACGTGGCGGATGTCACCATTTGCTTCCCTGACAAGATCATCAGGGGCATCTGGTATTATTCGTTTTATATCACTGAATGTAGGTACAGGGAAATTCCATATTTCAATTGGGAAATCGAATTTGACAGGAATTTGGGAAATGATTATAAACTGACCCTGGGAAGGGGGCCCTTTTATTTCCCACATACCAACCAGGTCGCATAGAGCTTCGTATTCGTCTATGACGACGGGCAGGTCAGATGATCTCGCGCGCTCCAAAAAGTCTATGGTCTTTTGTTTCGTCTTGAGGATATCTGCGTTCAGGTCGATAAAGCGCCCTTGGTAGGCCTCACTCACGGCCCAAGTCTTGCCGATCCCAGACTTACCTATAATACATACAGATCTGCCCATTCTCGTCAAATCAGATTTTGAATTTTGTTTACCTGATTTAAGAAACCTATCCATGCCAGAAGTTGATGAGGATGAGTCTCTTACAAGACAAGTCTTAAATATGGTTCTCGAAAATAACGCGGTTATGCCATGGCTTATTGGCTGGATGGTATTCAACATAGCAATATTCATACTGATGACCTACGTAGCCGTCAGAATAACCTTGAAATAATAGTAAGATGACACAGGTAATTCCTCTCAGGAAAAGCAGTGATGGTATCCATAAATGGACAGTCCAGGTGAATGGGCACACTGTTCACTTTGGACGCAAAGGGTATTCAGACTACACGATACATAAGGATCGTGCACGTATGATGAGATATTTAGGCCGTCATATAAAGAGAGAAAATTGGTCAGCTTCAGGTCGCGCGACGGCGGGGTTCTGGTCCCGCTGGCTATTATGGTCAGAACCTAGCCTTTCCCAGGCAATAAAACGGACCCAAAAAGTGCTTGGCTCCAAATACAAAATAAAATTGTTGACACGTAATAAGTAATGGACGGAATTTCATTATTGATAGCAATATTGATACTGGCGTTAGCAATTCTTTCTTCAGCACAGTCAGCTATAGCCGTCAAGGTTTACTATGATACAAAAAAACCACATGATACCAATTTCCGGTTTTCAGCCTTTATGCTTTCAATTGGTCTGGTGGTTACAGTAGGTACACTTATTTATTTATACACAGGTTTGACGTCACCGGGTGTCAGCCAAGCGCCGAGCACGGTTGCCGGGGCAGCAACCCCTGCACAAACGACTGCACTGGGTCAGGTGACCACACTTGAGAAGCAACTCGAGCAGGTGGCGAACCTGCGTGGCCGTCAGGCGGCGAATGCTGCACGGGCAGCACAGGCAGCACAGCAACTGCGTGCACCACTCGCAGATTTAACTCAAGGATACAGATAGATGTTGATCGGACTGGTCGGAAGATCACGCGTGGGCAAAGACACTGTTGCTCAGATGTTTTCAGATAAATACAAAATTAAGAGACTTGCACAACCAGTAAAGGACGCATGTAAGGTACTTTACGGGTGGGACGATTTTATACTAGAAAGTGACATCAAAGAAATGACGGACGAAAAGTGGGGCGTGTCTCCCAGAACGGCGATGGTCAACCTCACGAATTCGATAAAGAAATTGAATGGTCCAGATTTTTTCGTACGTAGATTTTTCGAAACATGGGATGGAACCCCTACTATTATACCTGATGTCAGGTATCCTTCTGATGTAACGGAGATACATTCACGCGGAGGAATTACTATAAAAATTGAAAGACATGAGGGGCCTCGACATGAATTTGAAAATGAAATTGATGACATTACAACGACATATGTAGTTCATAATAACGGGAATGTGTCCGAATTACTCAGTGCTGTGACAGGTCTACGGTTGGCGTCTCTCCAGACGCCCGGGAACTGACGGCGGCTGACAGCTGCGCAAATGCCTCCGGAGTCCGCGTGACATCATAGGTCATGGTCGCACCTGGAGCGATACCAATTCCGCCACCGACAGCAAACGCATCCTGGTTCGCCCCAAGGTACACAAACTCCCAACCGTCCTTGGTGCGCTCCGTAATAAGATCCTTGATATGAGCCTTCGTGTACTCCTTGCTGGCATTCTCATGGCCGTCTGTGAAGATAATAACTAGAGGAATAGTCTGCGTCTTGACCGTCTTGACAGCCTTGCCGATAGCGTCAAAGAGGGCAGTCGAGCCGCGTGGCTTGAATGTCTCACGCGTCAGTGGCTCAACCTCCTCAATCGGCTTGGCCTCATAAGAAACCATGTACTCGTGGTCGAACTGGATCAGGGTCATAGTGCCACCGTGCTGCTTCTGCTCGTTAAGAAACGCATTGAAACCGCCGATGGTGTCGTCCCAGCAGCTCTCCATTGAACCAGAACGATCGAGAATGAAGATGCGGTCCATTGTGTCCTATTTCAACATGTATTCTAGCCTTTATGTACCTTTGGCAGGCGCTTGGGACGGATCTTGAGTGGGACCGCTGAAAGTTTGCGAATTGGTGCAAAAGCTTTCCGACCATAAAGACTTGTGTCATTCCGGCGCACAACGTACGAGTTACGCATCGTCAGGAAAAAGCGGCGACCTTTGCGATCGTAATAACGGGTCACACTTTTCACCACAAACTGACGCTTGGCGGGCTTTACCGCCTCACTTATAAGAGCCCGCAGGCGGGTGACACGTGGCACTGAACGGGTCGCCTCATTCAGGACGGCTCGGGCTCGGGTCCGTCGGACCTCAGGAAGCTTACCCTGGTTCAGGAGAGCAGCTGAGCGCTTCTTCACAAGACCCAGCAGGAGCTCGCGCCGAGACATTTAAAATTACGCGAGAATAAAATCTAGTGTACCCCTAGAAGTCCAGTACTTCTGATGGTCGGGGTCGAGGTTCTGTCGAACCTCCTCCACACACATAAACCCGAAGATAGTTTTTACGTTTATGAATTGGAAACTCTAAAACGGGCGTACAAAGAGTGGACGCGGGTATTCCCGACCATCCGTCCGTTCTACGCCGTCAAGTGCAATCCAGATGAGCGCATCGTCGCAACCCTCGCCTCACTTGGCGCTGGGTTCGACTGTGCAAGTCCAACAGAAATAGACCTTGTGCTGGGTCTAGGCGTATCAACTGACCGTATCATCTACGCCAATCCGTGTAAACGCATGTCAGACATTGAACATGCTCGGAAAAAGAACATAAATCTGACCACATTCGACAGCGTATGTGAGCTTCAGAAAATAGCATGGAAATTTCCAGAGAGCAAGGTGGTCATCCGCATTCGTGCAGACGATCCCGATGCTCGTTGCAATTTAGGAATTAAATATGGTGCCGAAGAAAAGGACTGGGAAAACCTCTTGAACTGGGCGAGCCGCCTCCAGCTCGATGTCGTTGGGGTAAGTTTTCATGTCGGATCAATGGCCAAAAACGCTTCTGCATTCTGTGAAGGAATTGCACGCGCCAAAAAAATTTCAGATATGGCAGAGAATTTCGGATTTAAAATCAGAATTCTGGACATAGGCGGAGGGTTTTCATCCACAAATGTCTTTGACCTCGGTCCGGTTCCAGATACCATAAATAGGGCCATTATCGAAAATTTTGGAAATGAAATTGAGGTGATTGCTGAACCTGGCCGGTATTTTGTAGAACATGTGGGGACCCTCGTCACCGACGTTATGGGCACCAAACCCACAGGTATCACAATTTCAGAATCGCTTTACGGTGCCTTCAACTGTAAATTGTTCGATCACGCAGAGCCCGACTTTTACTTTCTGAATTTAAAAGGCAAATTGGAGCCCAAAATAATTTTCGGGTCGACATGCGACGGTGGAGATCTCATATGTAAGGAAGCCTTGGTACCCTCTGATATAGGGGTGGGGTCATGGGTCGTCTGGCCACGTATGGGTGCTTACACGTCAGCAGCCACGACATGCTTTAACGGAATTCCATTTAACAACAGGTTAAAGATTTACATTTAGGAATTGATATAATGGCCTCTGAGGACACCCCTAAGAAGACTAAGACTATGGACCTGTTTGTCCTTATGGACCGTGCGCGTCAATACAGTCCAGTGATCCTGCCTATGATTGCGGTATTTGCAATGCGTTGGATCCTAGCACCCAGTACTTCGACTACCATTATTTTCCAGGATCACTGCCCTTCACATTAAAGATTAAAAACTTTGAATATATAAATGCTGACAATTCGTGCATGCACGGCCAAGCCCAATGAGACAGGTCCAGCTTTCAAGCTGCCTAAGCGTCTGGCACGTGCCCGGCGTGTGATGGAGTCCAAACGTATGGACAGCCTCAAAGGATTTCACGAGGCTCTGGTCAAGACGGCCAAGGATGAGCAGAAGTTTCTTCAGGAGCTGTTCAAGCCGCGCGCAGATGACGAGGTCGACGCAGCTGCGGATGAGGCCCTGGCAGAAAATGAGGAGGAGTAATAGTAAGATGCCTCCAATACATCACGTTATATGTGCAACAATGGTCAAAGGCCTTGTGTACTTACTTAAAATTTTTAATAAAGTAAAATAGAAGGGATGTGGTCACCGAGACTGCTCCGACCCGTTGAAATTGGTATTGGGTCACGGTTTGTTCCTAAAAAGGATCTTGGGCCGTGGCTTCGCCGAGCATTCGACGGCTCAGGGCCGACATATGTAAAAATAGGTCAATTTATTAGTAACCGTCCAGATATCTTCACCAAGGAGCTTTCACGCGAGCTCGCTCCCCTCAGGGACAATGTCACTCCATTTGATTATGAGATGGTCAGAGACAAGGTGCCACAAGGTGTTACGGCAGTTGATCCAAAACCAATCGCATCAGCGAGTATAGCACAGGTTCACAGAGCAAAATTGAAAGATCGTAATATTGTGTTGAAATTCAAGAGACCTGGAATCGAGGCTCAGATTAAAGAGGATCTGGACCTGATCCGGAACGGGGCCTCTTTTCTGTCGCTGATCCCCAATTTCGGGATGGAATCGGTTTTACCGTGGCTACGTGAATTCGAGCAAGGTCTTATGTACGAGCTTGATTTCCGTAGAGAAATTAGAAATATTTCACTGTTCCGTGACATGTACAGGGATCGTACGGACATCAAAATTCCAAGACCTTATTCAAAACTTAGCAGTGAAGATGTCATCGTTATGGACTACACTCCAAGCAATCCTATAAAGGCACCTTTTCCGGCGGCTCAGCTTATTAATATGTTTCTAGAACAGCTACTTTATGAAGGGGTTATTCACGGGGATCTCCATACCGGAAACCTTGGTCAGGATCTCCGATCGAATGCGATAGTCCTTTACGATTTTGGAAATATCATCACGATCACCGACCAGTACAAGACGGCCATAAGGGATTTTGTCTATGGCGTCCAGACGAATAACGTCGATAGCGTCATGGAAAATATGCAGCGCATGGGAATGAAGATCAGGGACCCCGAGGTGACGAAGATTTTCGTCAAACAATATTTTGACTACCTTAAAACTCTGGACATTCGATCATTTACGGTCAACTCTCCGGAGATTAGAGAAAAGGCATCGAGGGTCCCGGTTGAACTGGACCCCACGACCCTTACGATCTTAAGAACATATTCGCTGCTTGAAGGCTTGGCCAAGGAGATGGACCCGACCTTTTCTTACCAACAGATTATTTCTAAAAATATCGAAATGCTATTTCTTGATCTTGATTACATTATGTATCGGATCCGGAAAGACGCCATTGATCAACTGAATTAACGTACAGGCAGAGTTCCCAAATGGAACTGATGTTAGGGCACCAAAGCCTGTGATCCTTTGGCTCATCGGCATTGAAGTAGACGCATTTCCAGTTGGGGAGCCATCGGGCCGTCCCGATATTTTTCAGGGAATCGTCCACGAAAATATGCTGCTGATTTTTTGGAAAACTGTAAGCCTCCACTTCAGGCTTGAGCCAGGTGTTGTTCAGACTAGAATGAGGGCAATGAACAAATATATCATCTCCAATTGCGCGGGCTACTGGCAGAGCCCACACACTTGGCGAATTAGTAAACAGGGTGATATTCCACCCATTCTTAGTAAGTCCATGGATTTCGGCCGCTTCGAGCTGAAAATCTGTACCATAGATTACTTCGGCAAGGTGGTTGAGGAGCCGGCGGTCATAAACCTTTTCGTTGAAATCACTGGTGTCGAGACGGAAGGCGTCACGCAGGCCACGGGCCGTGTGGCCGTGTGCAAGGTACAGGATCTTGTTGACATTTTCAGGGTCCTTGCATTCGGGAAGCTTGTGACGGACGTACTGGACACAGTTGTCTTTGACATGACGGAGGAGAGCCTTGTCACGCACGAGGACGCCGTCAATGTCTAGCAGAAGTGACTTGTTCATTTATAAGAAGGCGCCTGGTTTATTTAAGTAGAAGACGGAGCTCGTCAAGTGATCGAATTGTTGGGAAAATTCCTGAAAATTGATCAGTGAATTGATAAGCTATGAAATCTTGTTTATAGACGGTCGGGAGGAGGTTGATGAGTTTTTCGTCGACTATGATATGTGGACCGTACATTCCGTCAGTAATGGCCTCGTATGCACGGGGGTCAGGAAGGTAAATACCCTTGCGCGAAGGGATATACACGTCACAGCGCGGGTCGATGGCCCACGCGATAGGGGCGGTCCATGACAGCGGGGCATTTGAAAACAAAGTTACGAGATGCTCGTCATCATTAATAAATTCCTGGACGGCCCCTTTTGTGTCACGGTAAAACTCGTCGGATTTGAGATGGGCTGAGAGGTGGTTGAGAAGGCTACGGTTATATACCTTTTTGTCAAAGTCGGAAAAGTCATCGAGTGGGTACATGTCGTGGAGCCCCAGCTTTACATGACCCCAGTGACGTTCGAGTGAAGCGGTAAACCTACGGGGGTCCTTCACCTCTGGAATACGCTGACGGACGTATTCGGTCATATTATCTTTCACATGCGCCAAAAGTAGGCGATCGCGGATCACGACACCATCTGTACCCAGAAGGATGTGCATTTTATGAAATGTGCTGGTAGATTTTAAGTGAACACTTTTTTAGTTTGTTATATTAATATGCCATTTCAGGATAGTGGCGTCATAACAATAGGTTCTTCTGTACCTTTAGTTGGTATAACACAGTCTGTAGCAGGTGTTCAGCAAGCAACTGGTTATCCTCTAAATGCACTTCGTCAAGGATATAATCAGAAATTTTGGCGTTCGACAGATAACCAGTCTACACAGGGTACAAAACGTCAATTAGGTCTATTAGCAAATACTAAGTATAGATCAATTTCTGGATATTCTACACAACATCCAGGAGCAATGGGTGCGGCGGGCGGCGAACCATTAACTATATCACTTACACCAGGTGAGAATGTAGCTATACTAGCCCAGGCAATTATAGGTACGGGCGGTACGTCGTCAATACCGGTGACTACAACCCCCACTCCTGGAGGAAATGGAAGTGTAGGACTTATTATACAGAATTCTGGAGTTACTGGAGCATCATTGGGTATTCTTAATACCTATTTTTCCGTAACTGGTGGTGGAGGGGGCGCGGGCCACGGTGGATCCAGTGGAAATTTTTTACCATTACCAGCACCGTTGCCGTCATATAACGGATCTAATGCAGGGCAGGGTGCCTTGGCGATGACGGCTGTATCCCCAATTACAATATACTGTAATCCATCACCGACGAAACAGCTTACATTTTACGCCGGCTCCGGCGGTGGGGGAGGCGGGGGAGGGGTCAAGAA